GTGGCAGCAGGAAAAATATTTGCTATATCCTTCGCCATAAACGCCATGATGGGTGCCGGATTTACTACGGCGATGAATCAAGGCGGGGCGGCCATGCAGCGGCTCAGTGAAAAGACGAAAAATCTCAACTCAGAGCAAAAGCGTTTAGATAGAGCATGGCAGGAATCTCAGAATCAGATTAGGGCATATTCCCGTCAGATGCAGAGCCTGCAGGCCCAGTACAGCCAGGGCAAAATATCCGAAAGCCAGTATCAGTATTCCATGCAGCGCATATCTCAAAGCATGAGACAAGCAGGCATGAGTGCTGAGGAATATCGTGGGCACCTGGCACGGCTTAAAGCAGAGATGAACCAGACCCAGGCAGCCGCCAAACGTCTTGAAGCAGCCCAGGCTGGCAGGATGGCGGCAACTGCCAAAATGAGCGCGGCCTTTGCAAGCGCAATGAGTGCCGTTTCTGTAGCCGGTATGGCGGCAAGTCCCGTTATAGGTGCTGTAGAGACGGCAGCAAACTTCGAGGCGGCCATGTCCAAAGTGCAGGCTATCACAGGAATCACCGACAAGGCAGATGAACGGATGATAGCCTTGACCAATACAGCCCGCCAGTTGGGAGAAACAACACAGTTTAGTGCTACCCAGGCGGCTCAGGCCATGTCGTATTTAGGTATGGCAGGCTGGGACGCTAATCAAATAATCGGTGGTATGCCAGGATTACTGTCACTGGCGGCAGCAGGCGGCACAGACCTGGCACGCACAGCAGACATTGTATCTGATGATCTAACTGCCTTTGGACTTTCTGCTGATAAGGCAGGGCACATGGCGGATGTATTCGCAGTCACCGTCACAAAGACCAACACGAATGTTGAAATGTTGGGCGAAACAATGAAATACGCCGCGCCTGTCGCTAAGGCCTTCGGCGCTTCCATGGAAGAGACGGCAGCCCTGGCAGGTATCATGGCCAATAGCGGTATCAAAGCCAGCCAGGCAGGTACTTCCTTGCGGGCGGGCTTCTTGCGGCTGGCAGGGCCACCCAAGAAATCTGCTAAGGCCATGGAAGAACTGGGCATATCTTTGTCAGAGGCTCAGGCCCAGCAGCAGGAGGCGCAAGCTGCCCTGAAAGATTTGGGCATTGAGTACGAAGACTTTGAGGGCAAGCCCCGGAAAATGTCTGCAATCCTGGGAGAACTCAGGGACAAGACGGCAGGGCTTTCCAAAGAGCAGAGACTGGCCACCCTTCAGGCAATCTTCGGCACTGAGGCTGCCACCGGCTGGCTGGCTGTGCTGGATGCAGGCCCGGAAGTGTTTGATAGCCTTGTCAACGAAATGGAAAATTGCGATGGCAGGGCAGAGCAGATGGCAAAGACCATGCAAGACAATGCCAAGGGCGCATGGACACAGTTCAAAAGTGCTGCAGAGGGCGTGGCTATCTCATTAGGCACCATTTTCCTGCCCGCAATCACTTCTGGCATAAAAGGCATGGCAGAAGCAGCAAGCGGTGCGTCAGCCTGGATAAAAGAAAATGAGGAGCTAGTAAAGTCTATTGGTGAAATAGGAGCAGGGGCGGCAGCAGCCTTTGTTACTTTCAAGGGTTTCACTATAGTTAAAGCCGCTGTGGGCTATGCGATTGATTCATTTACCCTGTTTAGCGAAGCAGTGGACAAAACACTAGCAGTCGATAAGTTCAACAATTTTAGAACGCAAATAATGAGCACCTTTCAAAGCATAGGTGCCAGAGCCACGAAGATAGTGGGCACATTGCGCAGCTTGGGCACCCAGGCGGCAGGATTATTCAGCAGGTTTGGCCTCCAGGCAGTAAGTGCGCTTCAAAGTATGGGAATCAGGATTGCTGCAGCATTCAGCAATGTTGGCGCTCAGGCGGTGGCCTGCTTCCAGCGTTTAAGTGCATTGAAGTGGGGCATCATTGGCGATAAGATGGCAAACGCAATAGGCGGGGCCACCGATAGGATGGGCAATGCCTTGGAGCGAGGTTTTGCCTCCATGCAGGGCAAATGGCAGGCCATGTCTGCTAAAATCAGCAATTTCAGCATGGCTGACACTGCTCAATCAGCCAGCACGGCCATGCAGTCAAAATGGCAAGGCTTCAAAAACGCTGTTGTCAACAATATGACCCAGGCCCAGGGCGCATTTGCAAGGGGGGCGGCAAACATAAAAGCTCATGCCTTGCAGGCTGGCGAATCCGTGAAGCTGATGTATCAAAAATTTACCCTGGCCGGGGCGGCCAATACTGCCGGGAATGCCCTTAAAAGAATGGCAGGGGCAATCATGAGTGTTGGACGGGCAAGCCTGGCGGCTATGTTCTCACCTTTGGGCATTGCAATCATGGCCATAGCGGGGGCGGCTTATCTGGTTTATAAAAACTGGGATAAGGTAGGCCCCTTCTTCATGGAGCTGTGGGGGCGGATAACTGAGGCTTTCGGCAACGCCTGGACGATGATACAGCCCGCCCTGGCACAGCTGGGGACGGCGTTTGATGGTCTGATGGGAGTATTTTCCAATGCGTGGGCCGCGCTTCAGCCTACCTTCGCGCAACTGGGAGTGACCCTTGGCAATATAGCCATGTCCATTGGCCCTGTTCTCAGTCAGCTGGGGCAGACAATCATGACGGCGTTTGCATCTATTGCCAGCAGCGGTGTTTTTGAATATCTCATCCAGGCGGCTCAGACCTTGGCTATATTCTTCGGCGGTGCACTGGTGGGGGCTTTTATAGTCTTTGCCAATGTGGCCGTGGGCACTGTTACAACCGCTATTGGCATCGTGGCCTCTGTTATCACGGGGGCCATAGGCATATTCTCAGGGTTGATTCAGTTCATCACAGGTGTGTTTGCCTTGGATTGGAGAACGGCCTGGGATGGCATAGTGCAGATATTTAGCAGTATCTTCAGCACCATTGGCAATATTGCTGATAGCGTGCTAGGAGGCATAAAGAATACCGTCAATGGCATTGTCAGCTCCATCAAAGGACTGGCTGGCTTTGGCGGGGGCGGTGCTGATATTTCTTCCAATGCCCAGGGCGGCATCTATCGCAAGGGTGCATTCCTTACGACCTTTGCGGAAGAATCCCCGGAAGCGGCAATCCCCCTTGATGGTTCGCAAAGAGCCATAAGCCTTTGGCAGCAGGCTGGGCAAATGCTTGGCTTAATGCCCCAGGCACCGGCAATGAATTTGCAGGAGCAGGGCGGGGAAATAAATGTGCCTAATGTCGGGTACACCCCCCTTCAGACATCAGCTGTGAATGTATTCCCCAACAAGGAGGAAAACATGCCTGCGCCATCTTTGGTGGTGAATGTTCCCCCGCAGGAAAGCACCACACCAGTGGTGCCGGTGCCGCAAGTACCTGCTGTGACGGTGCCACCTGCCATGGTGAACATACCACAGCAGGAAAGTGCTGCCCCCGTGGTAGCGATGCCCCAGGCACCTGCTGTGATGGTGCCCCCTGCTGTGGTGAATGTGCCTAAGCAGGAAGACCGTGAAAACAGCCTGGATATGTCCATTATGGATATACCCAAAGGACTGTGGGATAAGGCTGTGGAGCTATTAGGGCTGAATGGGGGCGGTGATACAACCACCATCAGCAACATAACCCGTAATGAGCGGAAATCTGACAATTCCAGCTTTACTGCCCCAGCCATCACCATCAATCTCACAGTCAATGGCAATACAGAGCCTGAGGGAATCAAGAAAGCCGTGCTGGATGCGGGGCAGCAGATGCAGCGCTCTTTTGCCGAAGAAATGGAAGCATTCACCAGAAGGAAAGAGAGGCTGGCATATTGAGCACATACACAACCAAAAGCGGCGATATATGGGACTTGATAGCCTATGAGCAGTTGGGAGACTGCAAATATGTCAGTCTCCTTATGGAGGCGAATCCTCAGCATCTTGATGTGGGCGTATTTTCTGCGGGGGTAGTTCTCACTTTGCCGGAAATCACGGATGAGAACAAAGTGAAGAACCTGCCCCCTTGGAGGAGGTAGGCCATGGAAGCAAGGCGCGTCAATGTCAAATGCTTGTATGATTCGCAGGACATATCCCAGGATATAGCCGCTTTCCTCAAGTCTTTCACTGTCAATGAAGTGCTGGGCGGGGAAGCTGACGAAGCAGAAATATCCCTCCATGACAGGGAAGAACTGTGGATGGGGGACTGGCTGCCAGAGCTGGGAGCCACCATGGATATCACTTTGCAGAACCAGAACTGGGAAAGCGAGGGAGATACCAGAGAGCTGCCTTTTGGCAAGTTCGATGTTGATGAAATTTCCATAAGCGGCTGGCCCCATGAGGTCAAAATAAAGCTGATTTCCGTACCTGTCACCGGCGGCATGAATTCCGTGAAAAAGACAAGGGCGTGGGAAAAAGTGAAACTCTCCCAGATAGCCCGAGACATAGCGAACGGCGCAGAAATGGAGCTTTTCTACGATACTGAGGAAGATCCCGTGCAGGAGAGGGCGGAACAGTCGGAGCAGACTGACCTTTCATTCCTACTGAAACTCTGCAAAGATGCGGGTCTCTCTCTCAAAATCACGGATAAGAAGATAGTTATCTTCGATGTGTCAAAGTATGAGAAAGAAGACCCGGTGCTGACCATCACCAACGGCACCAGCGCGGTGAAATCATTTGAGTGCAGGCAGACTGTGCATCAGATATACAAAGCCTGCCACGTTAAGTACAAGCATTCAAAGAAAGATGAACTCATAGAGTTTACTTTTACAGATCCTAAAAGGGAGAAGGGCGAAACGCTGGAAATCAACGAAAAAGTTGATTCCGTGGCTGAGGCTGAGAAACTGGCCAAGAAAAAACTCCATGAGAAAAACCTTGAAGAAACATCAGTGAGCCTCACCATGGTAGGGAATTTCTCTTTGCTTGCCAGCAATACTGTGGAACTAAAGAATTTCCACACCTTCGATGGCAAGTATCTCATAACGAAAAGTTCTCATGAAGTGGGCAACGGCTACACCACGAAGGTGGATCTAAGGAGGGTGATTGATGGATACTGAGGCGGAGCGCCTTTTGAGGGGCATGGTAAGAACTGGCACGGTGTCAGAGGTGAATGTGGCAAACAACACGGCCCGCGTGACTTTTGACGATAAAGACGGCATTGTAAGCCCTGAACTCCATATCTTGCACCGCTGCAGCGGGCGGAACAAAGATTACTGGGTGCCGGATATCGGTGACCAAGTGCTTTGTATCTTCAACAATAACGACAAAAATTTTTCCACTGGCTGGATACTGGGAAGCTATTTCAACGAGAAGCAGCCGCCCCAGGTACAGGATTTGGACATTATGCGCTTTGACTTTTCGGACGGCTCATATATTGAGTACAACCGAAAGAGCCACACCCTAAATGTGAAAATAATGGGGCCGATAAACATAAATGGCTCAGTAATCAATCTGAACTGCTGAAGCGGCAAAACCGCAACCGGCTGCGGAAAAGGAGGAAGATGAATGCCAGCAGCAACAAGATTCGGAGACCAGGAGACTGGCACCTGTAACCCTGGCCTGCCCTGCTGCCCACACGACAGGACGGGCACCAATAGTGAAGTATCCCCAAATGTGTTTATCAACGGCTTGGGGGCGCACCGCAAAGGGGACACAGGCCCTTGCAACTGCCCGCATGGCGGCACTTATGCCACCACAGGGGGGAGTGGCACCGTCTTCATCAATGGCAAGTCTGCGACACGGGTGGGCGATGCCACAACTTGCAAGGATTGCGGCATGGCTGGCAGTCACACCGGCGGCAGCTCAAATGTATTTATAGGGGGCTGAGCGCATGGGCTTTTTATCAAATGTGGCCGGAAGTGCCGCCAAAAGCATGCAACGCTCACTGAACAACATGGCTCAGGGTGTGCTTTCCCAGGTGATGGGGAAGTTATCCTCCTTTGGGCTGTCCATGCCTTTGGGGAGCTTGGGAGATATCGTCTTTCAAGTGTCCAGCCGCGAGGTTATCACCTTCGACGGCCTCAAGCGCACAACCAAGGCCCGCTATGGCACCCATGAAATTAACGGACAAAAGCCCCTGCTGGAATATCTGGGGCCAGATGGGGAAGAAATATCCTTCACTATGAAATTTTCTACCAGCTGGGGCGTGGATCCGACGGAACAGGCGAACCAGCTGAGGGAACTGTGCGAGAAAGGTGAGGCCATGTACCTCATCATAGGCAATCAGACCGTGGGGGCCAATCAATGGGTGATTGAGAGCGTGGGCGAAGCTATGGTGTCTGTAGACAACATGGGGCGGGTAATTGTCTCAGAAGTCGATGTTACCCTCAAAGAGTATGTGCCTCTCATGGGAGGAGGTGAAGGCGCTTGATAATTGATGTGACGGCAGAAATGAAGGACATCAACTTTGTGCCTGCCTCAGAGTACGAAGAAATCCTGCAGAATGTGCGCACCATCATCAACACCCTCAAAAAGACTGTGCCCATGGATAGAGAGTTTGGTATCAATGGTGAAATCATTGACATGCCTATAGCGGCAGCCCAGGCGAAAATCACCGGCGAAATCGTGGCGGCAGTAAGCAAGTATGAGCCACGGGCCAAAGTTGTATCCGTGAGCTATGAGGGCAAGGAGACGGATGGGCAGCTGCTGCCCACAGTGAGGATAAGAATACAATGAAGCTACAAAATTTAGCAGACCTTTCCTTTGCGGATAGAGACTCTGCAGAGATTGAATCCAATATCATAACCATAGCAGAAGGAATTTTAGGCAGGAAGCTGGCAAGGGCTGACCCTCTGAGGCTTTTCTTGCTAGGACTTGAATCCATCATCATCCAGCAACGGGAAATCATCGACCAATCGGCCAAGATGAACCTGCTGGCTTACGCCGTGGGAGATTATCTTGATCACATCGGCATCCTTGTAGGCTGTGAACGACTAAAACCTGCCGCCGCCAATACAACTGTCAGGTATACGCTATCAATAGCAAGGGAACAGGCCACGCTTATTCCTGCAGGAAACCGTGTCACGGCAGGCGATGGCGTGTATTTTGCTACCACAGAGACCCTTTCCATTCCTGCCGGGCAGACCACGGGGGATGTGGCGGCTACTTGCACAGTAGAGGGCGCACAGGGCAATAATTACGCCGTGGGTGAGCTGAATAAAATCGTTGACCCTCTGCCCTTTGTGAGCAGCGTGACCAATATCACTGCTACAGCAGGCGGGGACGATAGGGAAGAAGATGATTCGTACCGGCTGAGGATCCAGCAAGCGCCGGAGAGTTATTCCTGCGCTGGCAGCAAAGGAGCGTACATCTTTTGGACAAAGACAGCATCAGCCCTCATTTCGGATGTAGCAGTAATATCCCCGGAACCATGCAAGGTGAATGTATACCCCTTGCTTGAGGGTGGGCAGCTGCCGGGGGCGGAAATGCTGGCCATAGTCAGCAATACTTTGAATGCCAGAACCGTGAGACCACTCACAGATCAAGTGACTGTGTTGGCCCCCACGGTGAAAAGCTACAATGTCAATCTCACCTACTACATAGATTCAGACGATGCCACCAGCGCTGTGGCCATACAAGCTGCTGTGCAAAGTGCTGTCTCTGAATTCGTAGACTGGCAGAAAGAGCACCTGGGGCGGGACATCAACCCCACGGAACTCTATTACAGGGTGAGGGCGGCAGGAGCAAAGCGGGCTGTGATTACTGAGCCTGTCTTTGCCACCGTGGCTGCCAGTGAGGTGGCCATAGAAAACACCATCACGGTGAACTTTGGAGGATTGGAAGATGGTTAAAGAGTTTAAGACCCTGAGCCTTCTGGAAATCCTCCCTGAAAGTATCAGGGGGGATCCTCAGATTGAAGCGGCGGCCGGCGCGCTGGATGCAGAACTGCAGGCCGTCACGGCAGACATCAAAGAAAATCTGCTCATAAGCAGGATTGATGAACTGCCGGAGCGTGTCCTTGACCTGCTGGCCTGGCAATGGCATGTAGATTTTTACCGCCCCCTGGGCATGGATATAGACACCAAGCGGCGGCTTATCCGTGAATCTATCGCCTGGCACCGCATCAAGGGCACCCCTGCAGCCGTGGAAAAAGTGCTGGCAGCAGCTTTCGTGGAATCCTGGGTAGAAGAGTGGTATGAATACGGCGGCAGCCCTGGCTATTTCCGGGTGACTATCTCTGATGTAATCACAGACCCGGAACAGCAGGCCGATATATTAGCGGCTATCAATAGCGCCAAAAATGAGCGCTCATGGCTGGAGGCCTTGCGCTATCTGCTGGTACTCAAGGACGAACTCACTGCCAGCGACCTGCTGGCCCTGCTGGAAGAAACCGGCTTCATTGAACGCTACCCCTGGCAAGGCAGATTTGCCAATGGTGCTTATCTGGCAGGCGGGGAGCACGGGGAGGCCTTTTGTGATGGAACCTACCAGGCTGATGGAGCCATCAGAGCCAATGGGGCGGCACAAGGGGAGCAAAATCCCCTGCAGGTGTGGCCTAATATAGCAAACGGCGAATATCAAGCCAATGGCAGTATTTGCGCCAAGTGCTGGAACCACACCGGGCTTATCTATGCCAACTCTGTGGGCATGGAAGTTTTCGTGGATATGGTGAATCTTTTCTTGTCTGACCTCTACAAGATAAATATCTGGGCAGATGGCAGATTTAGGGCGGATGGCACCTTCACGGCTGGCTATGATAACCCCATGGCAGAGGCCTTCACGGATACCACCAGCATGGTTATCAGCGATACTGAAAGCGCCACCGAAAAAGTAGGCGGGACATTATCCGCCCATGAGGCCGAAGAGGTAGGGCTGGTTAAACTGTTCTATGCAGATGGCGCTTTCTATCCTGGCAGGCCCATCACAGCAGATGGCAGCCGCTACGCCGGAGGCATCATGCTTGCTGATGCCTTTGACGGCCTCACCAGTGAACCCCGGAAACCAAAGCTGGCCAATGGTCAGTATAAGGCCAACGGGGCAGAAAAGCCCAGGGCGGTGACTATCAACGCCCGCGCCAATAGTGATGAAAACCTCAGTAGCAGGATAGTCCTGACAACTGAGGAAGTGGCAGCAGAGACTTGCAGCACCGCTGAAAGAAATTCAACCAATGTGGTCACACCTCACATGGATACCGTGGATACCGGCACCATGGCGGATGGGCAGGCCTTGGCAGACGGCAGCCGCATGGCTGCGGGCCACATGATGGACGATGCCCTAACCTTCGCTTATGAGCCTTGCCTTGCGGATAACGTGGGTGATATTTACGCTGATGGCACCGCAAAAGCGGATGGAACCATGATGGCCATGGCGGCAGATGACGATTTCGCTATTACCGTGGGCATGGGCCTGACGGCAAACGGCATGTGCCTTGCCAATGCGGCAGGGGCTAGAAGGGCTGATGGAGAGCAAAGGGCTGACGGCGGCACCTTCGCGGCGCAAATCTACAATGCGAGATTTAAGGCAGACGGCTCTATAAAAGCTGATGGAGCACATTTCACCGGCTTTGGCGGTGCTGTCTGTGACTACAAATATTTAGCAGCATAGGAGGCAAAAATGAACAATCTGGGATTTGCCGACCACGCAGACAATATGCGCGGGGCGGTGCATCTGGAAGTCTACAAGGCGGGAAGGCTTATCATTGCAGACGATGACCATAACCTTATAGTTGCGGCAGGCCGCGCCAAGCTGGCCCGCATGCTGGGGGGCGGCTACACCGGCCATATCACCCATGTAGGCGTGGGCACCGGCTCAGCGGCAGCTGCATCCGGGGACACGGGCCTCACGGGCACCGTTAAGGTGCCGGTATCAAGCGTGGAGTATGCCAACAACAAGGTGAGATTTAACTTCACCATAGGTACCAATGTGGCCAATGACATGGCTATCCGCGAGTTTGGCCTGTTCTTTGCGGACAACACCCTCTTTTCCCGACGGGTGAGAAAATCCACCATTGGCAAAGAGGATGATATTCAGATTACCGGCTATTGGGAAATCTATTTCTGATTGATAAGGAGGAAAAATAAATGGCAAATGTACCTGAGAGTGCAACCTGGAAAGATGGCGTTTATCAGCTTGAGACCACAGACCCCCTGCTGGGTGGCGTTAATGGCGTAATGAACCAGGCCAGCAAAGACCTGGCATGCAGGACGAAATACCTCAAGCAGGTGGCTGATGGCCATACAAGCGAAATCAACCAGGCCCGTGGCGGCAAGGCGAATCTTGACGAACGCTTCAAGGCTTTGGAAATGACTTCAAAGCAGGGTGATTTTACTTTCAATGGCACCACCGGCACCACGGTTTCCCACACCATTGGCAACACTAACTATGTTGTCAATGTCGCGGCCACGGCAGGCACTAACGGCGATTTGGGTGATATCTATATTTCCCGTGGTGCCTACTACTTTACCGTCTACAACACCGGCGGTTACAAGGGCAATGGCCGTTATCAGATCCTGAATTGATAAGGAGGCATAGAAATGCTGGATATCGTTGTAATCAATCCCGACATGAACCATGCGGATTTTTCCGTGAATGAAAAAGACCATTCTGTTATTGACCTCCACGATTTCACTCTGGGAGATCTCAGGGTGAGGGGGCGGAGCTTTGACCTCAGGGAGCATTGGGGCGGCATTGCCCGTATCTTCTGCGAGTATAACGGGGACTTGTCCACGGACAATACTGTAGACCACCCCTACATGTTGGCTGAAATTTATGTGCCGCCCATCGACACTAAGACGATCCCCACGGGCCAGCGCGATGCCAGCGGGCAGGAAATCACCAAAACCGAAATTGTTTGGCCTGACTTGTCCGATACGCGGATTTTGCTTTACCCCATCCCCGGCCCCGTGGAAACTGAGAATGACAATGAGGAGGAAAACTAAATGATTAAAGACCTTTCTTTGAAAGCAATCCGCGAGCAGATTATGTCCGGCATGCGTGACGTTACCTTCAAGACGGATGACGGCGCGACCACCGAAATGGTGTATATTCCGAAGTTCACTATTCCCGCCGGTGCCTATGATGGCGGTGCTTTCCCTGCCGAACCTCTGAATCTGGGTGGCTTCTTCATCGACAAGTATCAGTGTTCGCACCAGACCGGCGATAATGCCAACATCCCCGTTTCCCTGCCGGGCCGTATCCCCTGGGCAAATGTTAACCAGACTGAAGCAAAGACGGCCTGCGCTGCCCGCGTCATTAACGGCGTGGCTTGCCACTTGCCCACCATGAAAGAATGGGCAACCGTCTGCTTCCTTACCAAGCTGCTGGGGCATGATATCCACGGCAATAACAACTATGGCAAGGATTACCGCGACAGCAACGCCTGGGGTAACTATGGCGTACCTGATAAGACCTGTGATGGCCGTGTGCTGACCGGCACCGGCCCCGTGTCCTGGAGCTGTGACGGCACCAGCAAGGGCGTGTTTGATATCGTTGGCAATGTTTGGGAGTGGATGGACTTCAACATTGAGAACGGTGTCTACACCCACCAGAAGCAGGCCCTTATCAATGATGCAGACGGCATCACGGCAGTGGATAAGACTATCACCATTGACAATGTTGAAGACATTGACGCATGGCCTGCAACTGGCCTTATCCTTATTGGCACCGAATACATCACCTATGATGCCATTGACAAGCAGACCGCTACCACGGCGGTGCTGTCTAACTGTACCCGTGGTGCCAAGAGCTCCACGGCGGCTGCTCATGCAAATGATGCAGTGGTTTATCAGCTGACGGATTACTGCGTAATCCCCGGCGGTGCTACGGCCTATTTTGCAGCCAATGTTTCTGCCAGCGCGACTTCCTTTGCCTTCAATGACCTGCTGAACGGCCCGGACAATAACGGCTTTAGTGTGGGCGATACTTTGCAGATGGGCACAGAGCAGGCTATTGTCACAGCGGTAGAGAGCAACACCCTCACCGTGAGCCGTGGCGCAAATGGTAGCACTGCCATTGCTCATAACAGCGGCGATGCCTTCACCAAGATTTCCCCGCAGATGAGCAACGGCGATCCTGCCGGTGATGCGAACCAGTACGCAAAGATTAACACTATGCGCTTTGAATCCGACCTTGCACCCCTTGCCCTTCCCAAGAATGTAGGCACCGGCACTGAAGAATGGAAGGACGGCTTCTGGCTCCGTTCGAAAGGCTCGCGGGCTGCCCTCCGTGGCGGCGACTGGAGCAATGGCGGCGATGCCCGTTCTGGCTTCTCCCTGTCCCTCAGCCACGCGCCGTCGATTCGCTACGCTTCCTTCGGCTTCCGCGCCGCTTTGTCTATCTGAAATCTGTCAGCCTGATAATCTGATGGCCTCGCGGTAGCGAGGCCTTAACCCCAAAGGAGATAACGAATTGGAAGAAAACAATAGCAATGCACCAACCAAAAGCGGATTTAAGGGACTTAAAATCCAAACCAAGACAGAAGATATGATTGGGTACATGTATATAGTGCTCAGGCAGTATCCAAAATCTGAGAAATTCGTGCTGGCAGCAGAAACCAAAAGGGCGGCCCTTGAACTCATGGAGCTTATCATATCCTGCAATAAGCACTATATGAAGAAGACCACTATGAGAGATATGGACATCCAGCTGGATACTTTGCGGGCCATGGTGAGGCTGGGGCATACGCTGGGCTTTTTGAAGAATCATCCTTATGAGGTGTTATCAGGCAAGATAGATGAGATAGGCCGTATGATTGGCGGCTGGATGAAGAGTATACAAGCATAAAATTTTAGGGTGCATGCTGTATCTGCGCACTGGCCCGGCTCGCGGGCTGCCATCCGTGGCGGCAACTGGAACAATGGCGGCAATGCCCGTTCTGGCTTCTACCTGAACCTCAACAACGCGCCGTCGAATCGCAACGCTAACATCGGCTTCCGCGCCGCTCTGTCTATATGTCAGAAGATGCAGGGTAAAGCTGACCCCGCATACAGTTACTTAGACAAAGGAGCATGTGTCCTTGTTTTGAAAAAAGCAAAAATAAGTTACCAAGCGCCCGCTCAGTAGGCAGAAAGACCGAAAAGCGGGCGCTATTCATTTAGGAGAACTATGAAAACCTACAATGACTTATACCCAAAAATCTATAGCTTCCAAAATCTCCTGCTGGCTTACCAGAAAGCTAAGAAGTGCAAGAGGTACAGGCCGGAGGTATTGAAATTCACAGAACACCTGGAAGAAAATCTGATAGACATACAAAACTCCCTTATCTACAAGACCTATGAGCCTGGCAGATATAGGGAGTTTTATGTTTATGATCCAAAGACGCGGCTGGTGCTGGCTGCGCCGTTCCGGGACAGGGTAGTGCATCACGCCCTGTGCAATCTCATAGAGCCTATATTTGATAGAACCTTCATCTATGACAGCTACGCTTGCAGGAATGACAAGGGCACCCACAAAGGCGTGGAAAGGCTCATATACTTCCTAAGGAAAATGAAGGCCAGACACGGGAAAGTATACGCCCTGAAGTGTGATGTTCACCATTACTTCCAAAGCATAGACTGCGCTATCCTGGAGGGGCTTATCAGGAAGAAGATATGGGACAGGGAGGCTCAATGGCTTTTCCATAAGATACTTTATAGCGCCGTGGATGAAGGCGGCAGGGCTGTGGGCGTTCCTTTGGGAAATCTCACCAGCCAGCTTTCCGGGAACATCTACCTCAATGAATTGGATCACTTTGTAAAGCAGGAGCTGAGGTGTAAATATTATCTTCGCTACATGGATGATTTCATATTGTTGCACCCGGACAAAGCCCAGCTCCATGAGTGGCTGGAAGAAATCAAGGAGTTTGTTGAGCACAGCTTGCTGTTGAGGCTCAACGGCAAAACATCCGTATTCCCCATATCGCAGGGCATAGATTTTCTTGGGTATAGGATTTGGCCATACAAGTTACTATTGCGCAAGAAGTGCATAACGAGAATGAGGAGAGGAATGGAGCACCTAAAGAGATACAGAAATCAGATCCCTCCTGAGCATATTCAATCCGTAGTAACTTCATGGTACGGGCACACTCAGAGAGCTGATGTGCCGAATATCAAGGACTGGCTTGAGAAAGAAGCATGGCAGAATTTCGGCATAGTGCTGAAACGAAAAGAAGATTAGCGGGAGGGCGAGGAATGTATGATTTATTTCTTGGCGTATTGCCCAGCAGGGCAAGCGCTGTGGGCAGCAGCATAATAGGAGCAATAGGAATGGTAATCACATACCTTTTTGGCGGCTGGACTTCGGCGCTGGAAGCGCTGGTGGTAGCCATGGCCATAGACTACGCCACGGGGATAATGGCGGCATATATCAATCCCCGCTCCCATCTTGATTCAAGGGTGGGCTTCAGGGGCATAGGCAAAAAGCTGATGATACTTTCCCTTGTATCTTTGGCACATTTCTTGGACATGGCCACAGGCCAGACTGTGATCAGCCTGGTGGTCACATGGTTCTATTTCGGCAATGAGGGGCTTTCCATCATTGAAAACGCTGCCAAGGCAGGCGTGCCGGTGCCTGAGAAATTGCGGAAATCATTGAAGCAGCTGCATGAGGAGAAAAGGGAGCCGTAAGCGGAGGCGAATGAAAATTGACAAAGCTATTGGCGAAGTTACAGACATTGCAGAGATCGAACAGAGAGCGGCGCTTGCGCTGCCGTGGCTATCAGCCGGGGGCCATGAGCGACCGCTTCCGGCTTTGGTGGAACGATGATGATGAATGTGTCATAGAAGAAAGGGGCAGAGACGATGAAGCAAGCAGTTACGATTAAAGACCTGGAGCGGCTGGCAGATGAAGCCAGGGCGCGGGTGTGGGATAACGCTGCCGCATACGGCAGGGAGCCTAAGATCTATATGCACTGGAGCGCCGGGCACTATGACCAATGCCATGATAGTTACCATGTCTGCATCACCGGCGGCGGAGAAGTCTATCTGATGGCACCGCTCTATGAAACTACCGACGGCACCTGGAAGCGCAACAGCGGCGCTATCAATGTAGCTATCAATGGGTGCTGGGATGCGGGGAGTAACGACCTTGGCAGTGAGCCACCCACAGAAGTGCAGCTTGAGGCCCTGGCCCAGGTGGTGGCCGCCATAGCCAATGGCTTGTGGCTTACCATCGACAAAGCTCATGTGATGACCCATGGCGAAGCCGCTAATAATGAAGATGGCTATTATGATGCCCACCAGCCTTATGCCTGGTGGAATGACAGCTACGGAGATGGGGACACCCGGGGTGATCTGGAATATCTTGGTACGCCCAAAAGCCCCTGTTATAACCCCCACGCCACAGACGGAAGCCGTGGTGGGGATGTGCTGAGGGGCAACGCCAATTTTTACCGCGACATGTGGAAGATAGCGGAAGAGGTGCAAGAAGGATGACAAAGCACGAAATAGCTTATGAGATTGCCCGTGGCCTGCTTGAAACCGGCGTGGAGGGCGGCTATGATGCTGTCAGCTGCAGCACGGGCGGTAACTATCCATCCATTGGCTGTAGCCAATGGGAGGGAGGCAGGGCGAATGACCTTCTGAGCAAAATTCCCGGTGGCGCGAGGTTCATAGGCAGAGCTTACAATGACATTGCGGATGCAGGAGAGCTTGACGAACTGGCAGAACTGCTGGATAGCGAAGCAGGCCAGCGGGTACAACTGGAACAGCTCATAGAAGATTGTGAGGGCTATGTGGAGGAACTGCAGACTATCGTCTTTTTAGATGATAGCCGTTGCATCATCTACGCCGGGATGTGGTGCCCTACCAGCACCAGCGTGGTGAACCGCTTCATCCGCCGGCGTCAGGAGCGTGGCTACAACATCAGGAGCCTTGAGGCCCTGCGCGACATGTTCCGGGATGAGTATGCAGCTGCCGCCTGCATCCCAGCAAACTGCTATGAAGGCTATGCAAACAGGGCGGAAAATACCTACCAATATGTAGCGGCCGTAGACCTAACCACGGCCTATGGCGTGCCCGTCTATGGGGAAGGGCCTTTTGGCCGGTGACTTGATTTTTGTGCAAAAATCGGCCACTTACTTTACATAAAAAGTAAAGCAGGTGGCCATGTTTTCGTTAAAAGACAAGCTATAGAAAAGGAGGTAGAACCTTGAATGAAAAGCAAAAACTTATCCTGGCGGGTATTGGTACTGCTCTTTTTATTGCTTTTTGTGTCGCTGCCCTTTGGTTCCTGTTCCGGGACATCCGAACAGACCCGGGAGCAAGTGACCCTGTCAATGAGCGACTTCAAGACCTTGAGAGAGAACAGCAGGAGACAGCAGGAGCTATTGACGCAGCTATCGAAAGAACTGCAGACAGCCAGGGAACAGCTGCAGACCTCACGGGGAGAATTGACCATAGTCAAGGCATCGTTGACGAAATCTCAATCGCAAACGATGGAGCTAGAGAGGGAGTTGGCAGAGCAGAAACAGCTGTCACAGAAGCTGCAAGCGCAATTGACAGAGCTGCAGGACTTGCAGATGAATGCCAGGAGCTCATTAGAAGCAGCGAATCAATCCTTGAAAAGTATGACAGATGAAATCAAGGCCGAAAGGGCCCAGCGGGACAAGACGGAGAAAGGACTGAGACAGCAGAAGACACTATGGCAAGTATTGGCTATAGGGCTGGGAATATGGGCGGCAGCTAAATAG